GGCTTTTGCGTATGTTTGGCGTAAGGCGAAATGTGTCCGCAATCCCGGATGGCCCATATTGTTATATCATAGACAAAGAGCGTAATGAAAAAGAGCCGATTAAAAATGGCGGGTACTGGATTAAGCCTTGCAGATATTACAGGGGCACAAAGAAAACAGGTGGAGTGGCCTGTATATATGTTGGATTTTACGGATTTGACTTTTGTCTGTATGACCAATGCAAGATATGTGGGGTAAATGACGAAATAGACGAATAAAAAATAGAAATATATGGCAAAGAAGAGACCAAAAATAGAAAAACCAACAATTGGAGTATGTGGTGAATGTGCAAAGTTTGTGCCTTATACTAAGGAACATTTGGATCCAATGGGAGTTCCCATATTAGGCACGTGTCCTCATAAGTTGTGGATGATACTTCGTGGCGAAAGGGGATGTGATTGTTTTAAAACCATACCGCCATGCAAGAAATAGACTACTATAAGGTACTCGAGATGCTCCCGGTAATCACGGGACTCCCATTAGTACGCCGTGGAAAGTCGTGGTATGGTGCATGTAGATTATCCGGAGAACCTCATGGGAGATGGGATAAAATTATCGGATGTATGCACAATGGCAAGGTGTGGCTACTTGAACAGGGCGGTGACAGTATGTCAATTATAGACTGGTTAATGCAGTACGGCGGAGTTGGGAGTGTGCGTGATGCGTTTTCAGCGCTTCATAACAACACAAGTCGCACGATACACATTCCACCACCGCCTCCCGAACCACCATTGCGCTATATATGGAGTTCGGTGCTGGATAGGGAAAAGTATAAGATTGGGGTTATAAAGGATGGTTTATATATCGCATTGTCGAGGCATTTTGGGGAAGAAATGACCAGCGAGTACTATCATAGGTATAATATTACTCCGCAGATATCGGACAATGGTATTGAGACTGTTTTTTGGTATGTAGACCAAATGGGACGAGTCTGTTTTGATAAGCGGATTATTTATGACGAATCAGGGCATAGAATAAAGAATCTTCGCAGTACCCGTTTTTTTACGAAATCACGTGGTTATAGGGGCAAGTGCATGTTTGGTATTCAGTCAGCACGAAATATCGTAGAATCGGAGAAAACAGCCCTTTATTGCACGATGTATTTCGGGGGCGACTGGGCGGCGACTGGTGGCAGTTGTAATACATCGCTCATATCGGATGAACACGTGTTATATCCAGATCGTGATGCTTATGATTCATGGGAGGCAAAATTCCCCGGCCAATGTGTAAAATGGTGGGAGAATTGGGGCTATGATGCGTGTGGGGAGAAGGATGACCCTGCGGATTTTATAGAATGGATGTTAACCAATAATAAATAAAAAAATGAGCGCACGCGAAGAAGTAGAAAAATTAATACCACTATTGGAAGAATTATTCCACACAGACTGGAGTACGATATGCAAGTATCGAAAACCGGAGTATGCACACACGCGGTTCCTGATAGCCCTGTATCTATTTAACTTAGGTTATCGACATCGTGAAATATCCGAAGCCATGGACTGCCATAGGACGCAACTTTATAAGACTATGGAGCGTGCCACAGACATAATGAAATGCCAGCACGACGACTACTATCGAACAGTAAGAAAAAACCTGCACGTAGTGTTTGACAAAGCTGGTATGGATTGGAATGTACTTAATAAATGGCTATAATTATGGAAGATGTGAAAACACAAAACGACACATTCACTAATTTAGAACGCTTGGAGGAGCTGATAACGTATTGGCCGCAGGTTGTTGTAAATAGAATTAACCCACCAGACCCCGTTAACCAACCAGACAATGTTAACCACCCATCTCACTACGCGCAATATCCACTGGAGGTTATAGAAATGATGGTGCGTATATGGGGCAAGGAAAAGGTAGCTACATTCTGCGAGATAAACGCCTTCAAGTATAGAATGAGGGCAGGACATAAGGATAATGTAGGGCAGGACTTGGGAAAAGAAGCGTGGTATTTGGAAAAAGCAAAAGAACTTAGAGAGGTATAGATGGTATATATAAAAAATAAAGCCCCCACTTTCGTGAGGGCTTTTCTTATGCTTTGGCGCGAACTAAAACGGCAGGTCGTCTCCCTGTGGCTCCAGTGACTCACCATGTTCCGGTATTTGCGATTCCTGTTGTTGCGTGTCTGGCTGCGGTGGATCTTGCCGTCCCTGTATCTGTCCCTGTATCTGTCCCTCTGTCGGAACAATTTTCCACGCAGAGATGCGATTATAATATCTCCCATTGTACTCATTAGCTGCTAAGTTAAAAAAACAGTCTACAATAACCCCCTCGTGTACCGCGCTAAATTTTTCGCCAAATGCTTCAACTATTACACTTTGTGGGAATTGCCCACTTACCTCTGAGATTAAAATTTGTCTTGTTTCGTATGGGTTCCCTGTTTTTTTACTAACACCAGTTGATACGGTGATTTTACTTACCACTCCTGTGATTTTGTTTTGTTGACTTCCCATTTTTTATATTATTAATTGGTTTTTTCTATTTCTGTATGTACTTTTTTTGGTCTGCCTGCTTTTTTCTTTTCCGGTTCATCCTCTATCTTGTCTACCACCCTCGGCTCGAATATTTCACGTAGAGGGTCGTCTGCTGGAATGTCTAATTGGTTTTTATGGTCATAAAATATGCCATGTTCTTCCGTAAATTTCTTATATCTGCAATATTTACATCCATCTACAAGCGCCAGCTCGCAATATGCCAAATATCTACAAGGCCCTTGATAACAATTCTCTGCAAGGTATCTCCGCGGAGCCTCGGTTTGTATTGACGTGTCTTTAAAAACCTGCGCTGCCGCAATCTTAATGGCATCTGTCTGTATTTCAGAATTAGGGTCAAGGGCATTATCCTTAATAATCTTTATGAACTTTCTTGTAAAGTCCTGTGACCATGTTTCGGCATCTTTTTCCGTATCATCGCTAATAGATTTATCTATCTGCTTTGTACGTATCTCTAAATACTCTCTTGCATCACGTGAAGACCATAATGCAGAGGCTTTTGTGCGACATTGTGTTGCCGTTGCCTGTGGGGCGCAGAATATATTATATATATCCCCTCGTGACTTATTGGATACAAGTGAATAATCCAGTGCATCCATTTCCCTATCTGTCAATGAACACAGTTCGTTTTTTTGTCGTGGTGGAAATTTTTGAATCATTATTTTCGTTTTAATTAAAAGTGGGCGGCAGGATTTTACCTGCATGATAACCGCCGCTATCAGGGCCCGCAAATTGCACACTATGCATACTGCGAATATGCTTTTGATTAGCAACCTATTGGACTTTCACCAATATCTCCGAGCCCATACGTCTAATTCCGCCACGCCCACTTATTTCGCCGCAAATATACAAAAAAATTACAATTCGTGCAAATATTTACAAAAAATGTAGCGGATTTACAAAAAAGTATTATCTTTGCATAAAATAAAACTATTTAATAGTAGATTGAAAACAATTTTTCGGACATATCAATTTGAATTGAAACCAACACAAGAGCAAAAAGTGTTGTTGGATAAGCATTTTGGATGTATCCGTTACGTTTACAACTACTTTTTAAATGAAAGGAAAGAGCAATACCAAGCAGATAAAAAGTCTGATAATTACTATAAACAAGCTGCTACATTAACCGAACTAAAAAAGAAAGAAGAAACTGCTTGGCTCAAAGAAGTGAATAGTCAATCATTGCAATTTGCTTTAAGATGTTTGGATACTGCTTACGTAAACTTCTTTAGGGGTAATGCTAAGTTTCCACGATTTAAGTCAAGGAAAAAGAAAAACTCATTCACAGTTCCACAGTTCGCAAAACTTGAAAATGGTAGATTTTACGCACCAAAATTCAAAGAAGGTATTAAAGTAAATGTTCACCGTGAAGTTAAAGGTGAAATCGGTAAGTGCACTTTGAGTAAAACACCAACAGGGAAATATTTTGTATCAATACTATCAGAAGAACAATATCAACCAAAAGAAAAGACTGGTGCTGTTTGTGGAATAGATTTAGGTTTAAAAGACTTTGCTATTACTTCTGATGGTGTTAAATTTAAGAACAACAAATACACAAAACAATATGAAAAAGAGTTAGCAAAAGCACAAAAACATCTTTCTCGCAAGAAAAAAGGCAGTAACTCGTTTGAAAGACAAAGACGGAAAACAGCAAAGCTTCACGAGAAGATAACTAACTCACGAATGGATAACTTACATAAGGTTTCTCATAAATTAGTATCAGATTATGATATAATTGCATTAGAAGATTTGAATGTAACGGGTATGGTCAAAAACCATAAACTTGCTAAACATATCTCTGATGCAAGTTGGGGTACTTTTGTTAGGTTGCTTGAATACAAGGCTGATTGGAACGATAAAGAGATTGTAAAAATCAATCGCTTCTATCCATCAAGTAAAACCTGCTGTGAGTGCGGTTGGATAAATCAAGAATTAAAACTTTCAGATAGAGAATGGACTTGCAAATCTTGTGGCGCTGTACACGACAGAGATGTAAATGCAAGTAGAAATATCCTCAAAGAAGGATTAAAAATAATATTGTCAGGGACTGGCAATTACACGGGTGGAGATGGTGTAAGAAGTAGCAATACTCAACTATCTGTGAAGCCCGAAGCTCATTTGTCTTTAGCAAATGGGTAGTTCACTTAGACTACTTAAAAATAAATT